CGACTTCTGACCATGGTGTATCCGATCGGCGACCAGCGCGTCGGCATCGAACGCGACACCCCTGTTCTCGACGAGGGCAAACAGCCGGTCTACGGCGAAATTGGTGGGCCGCTCGTCGCACCGACAACGGTGTGGGTCGACGACGCGCTGTTCGAGGCGGTGACCATCGCGGAGCGGCATGCGGTCACGACGACCGTCACCGACGAGGTGGCGCGGGCGGTGCTGCCCGTCAGCTACGACGGTGTGATCCCGGCTGTCGACGACGACGGCGAGGATGCCTCGTTCTCATTCCTGAATGAGGATGGCACGATCGCGATCCTGTCGGGGGACCGTCTGATTCACAACGGGTTGCGCTACGAGTTGCAGGGCGACGCGGTGTTGGAGATGGACATTCGTGGTCGTGGTGACCATGTGCGTGCTGTGTGTTCGCGGCCGGGTGGATAGATGGCCGACGACGCGTACGCCGGGTTGGTGGAGTCGTTCGACGAGCAGGTTGCGGCCGGCGCGTTCGACGAGCAGGTGGACGCGAAGATGGCCGATGAGATTGTGCCGGTGCTGAAGTCGAATGCGCCGGTGGATACCGGCGGTTATCGGGAGTCGTGCGGGATCATCGAGCCGGCCCGAGCGGGTAGGGGCCGGGTGGGTTCGTCGAGTGAGATCGCGAACATCATCGAGTACGGCTCGGTGGATACGCCGGAGTTCGCGCCGGTGGCTAAGACTGTGGAGTATTTCCAGCGGTGACCGACGTGGTCGCTGTGTACACGCCTGACGATATTGAGTCGGCGTTGGTGGCGTGGTTGACGACGCCGTTGAAGCGGGCGGATGTCGTCCGGGGTCCGAAAGACCCGTTGCCGTTCACGGTGGTGAATCTGGTGACCGGTTCGGAGTCGGTGGACCTGATGCGCGCTGATCCTGTGGTGTCGGTGCACACGTTCTGCGACAAGGCTGCGGGGTTTCCGGCTGCTCGGGATGAGGCGGCTAGGACGCATGCGCGGATGTTGGTGTTGGCCAATGGGGTTACTCGGGTTTCGGTGGGTGACCGTGTGGTGAGCATCGAGTCGTTTGAGGTGGTGGAGTCGCCGCGCTGGGAGTTTTACAGCGAGACGGTGCTTCGCAAGGTCGGCCGGTATCGGGTCGGCCATTCGTACGTTCGCGGCCTGGTCGCCCCTTAGGCCGCAGCGCGAGCCCCGCACGGAATGTGTTGGGGCTTGCTGTTTTTCTCCGCCCTTCCCTTGTTTCCTGCCGGATGGTCCGGCTTGTTTGAAAGGACGTCGCAATGACGATTCCCGACACCGGCACTGACTGGATTGGCGCTGGGTTTGATCAGCGGTCTCCGGAGCATCTGCGCTGGGGCATGGCTGTGGCCACGATGGCCCGTAACCCGCGTGGTTCGGCTACCGATCTGTCTCCGCATAACCCGGACGGGTCGATTCGGTGGTCGCCGTACGCCGCCGACTTCAGTCTCCGCGATGACCTGATCGGGCGGTTGAAGAACGCGGACGGGATCCCGATTGTCAATCCGGATCCGAACGAGGGATTCATCCATCTCGGGCCGCAGAAGGATGGCGATGGGCCGGCGTGGAAGGCGAAGGTATCGAGCGAGCAGTTCATGATCTTGCAGGACGTCCACCCGTACGACTCGCTGATCACTGAGAAGTCGAAGTCGTTCACCTTGTCCCCGGTCGACACCGGCGACGAGGCGGTGCAGCGGCTGCATGCGAACCGCCCGTTCTATGACGCGGCGGGCAACCTGCTCCTCGGTGATGCGGGTGTGCAGAACGCGGTGTATGCCGATCCGGCTGTTCCGTTGAATACGGGTTGGCAGTTCCTGATTTTTCGGCAGCGGGATTGGAACGGTCTGCCGATCTACTCGTGCGATGTGGTGCCGTTGGCGCGTCAGATCGATCTTGGCGGCTTCAAGATGACGAAGAAGGATTCTGAGGCCCAGGAGATCGGGTATCTCCCGGTGCCGGATGGGCGTTGCATGGCGTTCCAGGACGGTAAGTATCAGCGTGTGCCGGGTGCGTACCGCATTTGGGGTGGTGAAGGGTTTGCTGCCCTCGGTGGTTATGCCACGTTCCCGGGTTCGGCGCCGGTCGCGACGGCGACGACGGCTTTGCATGCGACGTTGGCGTTTACGCAGCCGACGGGTCCGTCTGATCCGTGGGAGTACAAGGTGCAGCAGTCGACTGATGCGGGTTCGACGTGGGGTGAGTTGATCACTCCGTCGAGTGTGTCGGTGTCGGCGGGGACGGTGACGTTGGCGTTGGCTGCGGTGGCGGGTGCGTCGAAGTTCCGTGCTGTTGCGAAGGGCACCAATGGTGTGTCTACTTTGTCGGCGAATTCGAATAGCGCGACGATCGCGGCTTCGTAAATGCCCCTGCAGGGGTGGGTGCATGGGTGTCCCGCGGGTGTCCAGGGCGGCGCCCACCTCTGCAGGTTTCATCCGTTTCACCGCCCGAGACGCACTCGCGAATCCCACCGCCCGAAAGTGAGCTACACCCATGCCCGAAACACCCGAAGACACCGCGGCCGAAGTCAGCGGCAAGCTGACCGATCTGCCGACGAAGAGCAAGACCGCCGCGGCTGAGGCCAGGGCGCAGGCCGCGGAGTACGACAGCGTGTTCGCGCCGACGCCCCTGAAGCTGGACGACGGAACCGTAATTCAGGTTCCGCCGCATCCCGGCCTGGGAATGCTTGATGACGACGTCCTCGAAAAGTACGAGGAGTTCATCTGCGATGCCCAAGAGAACTATGATCGGCACCCCGATACCCACTATCCGGCGTACACGGTCAAGGACGCCGCAGGGAACGACCTTCCTGTGCCGGCCAAAACGGTTCCTGGAGAATGGAAATACCCGCACAAGCGCAACGGGGTGCGGGTCTCCCCGCCGCACAAGGTCCAGGTGGCGCAGATAGTCATCGGCGCCGCGGACTACGCCAAGCTCCGCGGAGGGACGATCGACGGCGTCCGCGGTTCACAAAAGCACGTGTGGGAAATCTGGGACAGGCAGATGCTACAGCTGTCCGATCGGCAGGCAGCCGACTCGAAAAGTGGTGGAGGCGCTGTGGATTTGGCGGCAGTTCCCCCGTCAGATAGCGCGTGATCTTCACCGTTTCCATGGGCTGAAGATCGCCGATTGGCATCGCGGCACCCGCGGTGCCGACGGCCATCTAGTCCTCTCCAGCTATGAGCTGCTGACCTACCTCGAATACCTCGACGAAGAGTCGGCGTTCAAGACCGACGCGGAGCGCGGCGGCCGGCAGCCCATCAAGTGGCAGATGCTCGCCGAGCAGGTCAACGAGGCCTACCGGTTCCGGTCGTCGTGGCAGGCGGCGCACTCGGAGAACGGTGAAGCCTTCTTCGACACAACCGACATCGAGTTCGTCGATCCCGTTGACAGGGTCGCTCGGGCGAAACGCGAAGCCGAGAAGCAGCAGGCAGTCCAGCAGGCCGTGGCCACGTTCGAGGTGGCTATCGGCTTCCGTCGACCGAAAGTGGGGTGAGCGAAATGGCACCGATCTACGCCGACGTCATTGCTCGCCTCGATGAGCGTTCCACCCGTGCGGCGATCGAGCAGCTCGAGCGGCAGTTCGCTGATGCGAGTGGCCATGTGGGGTTGTCTTCGGCCGATGCGATGGGCCGGTCGTTCACCTCCGGGATGTCGGGGCATGGCCGGAATGCGGCCGGCAGTTTCATGGCTGGGCTGACTCAGGGCATTACGTCGGAGATGGGTGGTGCTACCTCAGCGTTGTCGGGTGTCACGACCGCGTTCAAGGGCATCGGCACGTCGGGTGCTGCGGCGGGTGTGGCGGCGTCGGCGGGGATTGCGGTGATCGCGGTGGCGGCGGTCAAGGTCGGTGAGGCCCTGTACGGGGTGGGTGAGCGGTTCGACGCGATGGCTGACACGTTGGCGGTGCGCACCGGGAAGATGGGCGCTGATCTTGATGCGTTGTCGGCGTCGGTGCGGAACGTCGCGAATCACACGGCGTCGTCGTTGGAGCAGATCACCGATATCGGCGGCCGGGTGTCGCAGTCCCTCAGCTTGACGGGTTCGCCGCTGGAGGACTTGACCAAGCAGATCGCCGACCTGAATCGGATGACCGGGGAAGCGCTGGATATCCGGCAATTCGGGATGACGTTGCGGGGCTTCGGTGAGGACGGCGTGAAGGCCGGTGCTGATCTGGATGCTTTGACGGTGGCGTCGCAGCGCACCGAGATCCCGTTGAACGAGTTGATCTCCACGATGGGCACTCTGGGTCCGGCTGCCCGGTCGTTGGGCTTGGATTTCGACGACACCGCCGGGCTCGTCACGAGTTTCGAGAAGGCCGGCATCGACGCTGGGAAGACCTCGGCCGGTTTGAACAAGGCGGTCAACGAGTTCGCCGATCACAACATCAACCTGAAGACCGGTCTTGAGGACACGATCACGCAGTTGCGTGGGTTCATCGACGCCGGAAACGACGCGGCGGCAGTGGATTTGGCGGGCAAGGTCTTCGGCACCCGCAGCGCGCAGGCGTTCGTCGACGCGGTTCGTCAGGGCACGTTGAGTGTGAAGTCGCTGCATGACGGGCTCGGCGCGACTGGCGGCACGGTCGCGAACCTGAACAAGCAGACGGCGGACTGGTCTGAGCAGTGGCAGATCGTCAAGAACCGGGTCGACGATCTGGCCGGTGAGATTGGCGGCCCGCTATTCGATGCCATCAACAAGGCGCTCGGCGGGCTGAACGATCTGTTGGAGAAGATCCCCGATCCGCGGAGCCTCGCGGGGCTTGTCCCGATCGTCGGTCCGAACCTCGCGATGGCGATGGGCATGGCTGGTGACCCGGCTACGCAGCCGTTACAGTTCCCTGGCGGTTTGGGTGGCGGCGCGAACGCGCAGCGGGACCGCCGCGGTGTCCCTCGCGCCGACGGCACGATGGCGGGGCAGGACATTGCCGGCGCGCTCGCCGACTCCGCGAAGGGCGGCTCTGCGGGTGCCCCGCAGATCGCCTACCCCGACGGCTACGGGCAACCCCCGATGCCGGGGGAAACCGTCGACCAATGGCATGCCCGGATGGCCAACATTGCCGCCCAACATGACCTGGAAGAGAAGCGTGCCCGGGTCACCCAGTTGGAGGGCGATCAGAACGCCACCGCCTCGGAGGTGATCGCCGCACATAACGCGGTGATCGATGCGGGGATGCGGGCGTGGGAAACCGAACAGGCTTGGCGCAAAGCACAACTCGAACAGCAGCGCTACGACACGAAAGTGTCCGTGCCCTACGACTCGAACTACGGCGGGATGCCGCGTCCCGGACAGACCGCCGCCCAATACAACGCGGAGTCGTCGTTCTACGAGGCCCAGCACGCGCGGGCGCAGGCCCAAGCCGAACGGGATGCCTTGCAGGGCTCCGGGACCGCGACAGCCGCGCAGTTGCAGGACGCGAACAACAAGCTGGTCAAGGCCCGTAACGACGAGATTCAGGCGATGTTGCGGCTCAATGAGGCCAGCAAGGAAACGTCGAAGACCCTCGACGGTATCGGTACACAGCTCGACGCGGATTTCGGTCTGTCGAAGGGTTTGCCGGGGGTGGTGGAGAACATCACCAAGGCGTTGGCTGGTATGGCGATGGCTCCGGCGATGGGGCAGTTGTCGGCGATCAAGGGTGCCGGGGGTGCCGGGTCGGGGTTGGCGGGGATGCTGGGCTCGGCCCTCGGGTTGGGTCCGCACCCCGAGGCTGCGGGCGCTTATCCGTTCGGTGAGCCCGGTTACGCCCAGGCGCCGGGCTGGATGCCCACCCCCACGATCAGCCGTGTGCCGGTCGGCGGCGCTGCCACTGCCAACTATCCGCTCGGCGCGGCGGGCTACTCCGGCGACGCGGCACTCCTCGCGCAAGTCCCGCGCGGCGGCCACTACGACGCCGCCGGTGATCTGTCACAGGGACTCGCCGACTGCACCAGCGGCATCGAGGACCTGGTCAACATGATCGACGGCCAGTCGACTGCTGGCCGGTCTCTGCACACCAACGGGGACGGCACCACCGAGCAGTGGATGGCCTCCCACGGATTCCTACCGACCGGTGCCCCAGTACCCGGCGCGTTCAATATCGGCTACAACACCCACCACATGGAGGGCACCCTCCCCGGCGGCACCAACGTCAACTACGGCAGCAACGCCGCGGTCGCGTCCGGTGGCACCGCAGGAGCCGCGGGCGCGTGGGGAGACCCGTCGTTCACCTCGCACTACTACCGGCCGGCCGGCGGGACCAGCCCCGTCGCGGCCAGTGTGGGCATCACACCCACCGCACTGCCGTCCTACGCGCCGATGACTCCGAGCCAACTGGTCGACCCTTCACTGAGCGTGCCCACCCCGATGGGCGGGCCGATCGGCGGTATCGGGACGGGTGTGTTGGGCCGAGGCGGGCTACCCCAAGCGCTACCCGGTGCAGCGATGCCTGGCGGCCCGGCCGCCCCGTCGCAATCCGTGTCCGGCGGCCGCCAATACGGGCAAGGACTCCCCGCCTCCAGCGGCATCAGCTTCGGCGGCGGGCTCATCGGCTCAGCACTGTCCGGCGCGATCGGCGCCGCGGGCGGCGCATCCTCCGGCTTCGGCGGCATGGCAGCATCAGCCGCCGCCGACATGGGCATGCAACTGTTGGGCCGCGCGGCCGGTGCTGCCGGCCAGTACGCGGGCAACATCATGTCCGGACTCCTGGAAACCTTCTCCCTCAACGACTCTGCGCTCGCCGACCCCGGCTCCTCCTGGCTCGGCCGACTCGGCATCGCCGCCGCCGGCATGCGCCCCGCCCTCCCCAACTCAGCCGGGACGATGGGCGGCAAGGACAACCCGAACATGGCCGAAGGCGGCAAGAAACAGCCCCCCGGACCGCTCACCCCGGAGCAGGCCGCCGCAGCCAAGAACGGTCAACCCGGCGCCGACGGCACCAACGGCGACCCCGGCGCTGGCAGCGGCAACGGCGACACGTTCAACCTGTCCGTCACGAACAACCAGAGGGCCACCGCCGACCCGTCCCGCGCCGACATCCAGAACCTGATGAGCGCCGCCCAAGCAGCACGGCAACCCCGATGAGGCCACGGCACCACTGATGGCCACCGCCACACTCGCCGAGGGACGGATCGTCATCCCGGCGGGACCCGTCACGCCCCACGGCTGCTGCGACATCCGCGAAGGCCACCTCCCCATGGTGTCGCTGGTCTCGCCGAACAACCAAATCGTCCTCTGGCTGATGGGCGGGCAATCAAAACCCGACCCCATGCAACCGGAATCCGTTCAGGTCAAATCACTTTCAGGGCTGATCGCACCGTTTGAGCCCATCGACCAGCAAGGCGCCACCCAGGACGGGGTGACGTTCGTCGACGCCTTGTATGAGCCGATCGACATCCTGATGAACGTTGATCTGTTCGCCCGGGATGCGAAGTGGTTGCGGTGGCTGCGCCGCAAGGTCCACGAATGCCTAGACATCAAGGTCCAGTCTGAGTTGGGGTGGATGACCCCGGAACTTGGGTATTGGTGGGCGCCGGTCCGCTGGGCGAAGGTGCCCGTCGATCAGGAGGCTGGCCCGCAGAAGTGCCACCAGTCGTTGGGATTGCGGCTGCGCGTCGATAACGCGTTCTGGCAGTCGTTTCCGGACACGGACATGTTCAAGTTCGTCTACGACGCCGTGACCGACACGTTCTCTGCCGACTACTCCGATGTGCAGAACTGCGGCCCGAACTGGCCTCAACTGTATTCAGGGGATGGCGTCGGCTGCCTGTACGCCAACGGTAAGCACGCCCTGTGGTCCGATGACCCTGACCGCCTGTTTTTCACGTCGACGCGCGGCGTCGTGTGCGGGCCGTATGCCGGCTATTCGACGTCCGATGATGCCGCCGACGTGGCGATCACCTTCGACAACACACCCGAGTTCGCGTTGGGTTCCGGTGCGGCTAATGACATTTGGGTGCGGATGGGCCGCCTTGAGGATGGCAGCTGGGACGGCAACGGGGTGCGGGCCCGCATCGGCTTCGGATACTGCCGCCTGAGTGTGTTCCGGGATTTCGCCGAAACCGTTTTGAAGACGTCGCTGACGATGCTGCCGCCGCTTGCCGGCCAAACCTACCGGTTGACCGTCGCTAACGGTTCTCGCCGCTACCACTTGAAGCTTGACGGCTGGGATATCGACCTGATCGATACCACCGACGGAAACAGCTTGTCCCACATGGGCTCCGGCTATCGGGGTGTGGGGTTCGGCATGCAGGGCGGCGCCAAGGCGATCACGCAGGCCACTCCTGGTCGGGTCCGCGCAGTGACGTCCGGTGGTGACACCCTGGACACGTTCGGCACCGACATCCCCGGAGACCTCGGCGC